ACAATACCCCGGCTATAATTGATTCAAATCAATTTAAAGCTGATATTTTTGTAAAACCAGCAAGATCTATCAACTTCATAGGTCTTACATTTGTTGCTACTCGCACAGGTGTAAGTTTTGAAGAAGTCGTAGGTTCAGTTTAACACATTTAATAGGAGATTTCTAAAATGACTAACAGTCCAAATACAAAAGAGAGAACTCTTGACGAGTTCAGGGGTAAAATGCTCGGGGGTGGAGCAAGACCTAATTTATTTGAGTGTGAACTTAGTTTTCCTACTGACGCGCCCTTAGCTGGAACTACAAAAGATCTTTCACTTAAAACTAGATTTTTAATAAAAGCTGCAAATCTTCCTGCATCTACTCTAGGTGTTATTGATGTTCCATTTAGGGGCAGAAATCTTAAAATTGCTGGAGATCGCACATTTGATCCTTGGACTATTACCGTAATCAATGATAGTGATTTTTTAATTAGAACTGCATTTGAAAGATGGATGAATCTTATCAATAAACACGAAGATGCTGCTGGAAAAATAGATCCATCACATTATCAAACAGAGGCAGTTGTAAAACAATTCGGAAGAGCATTAACAACTGGAACTATGCCAACCTCTGCAGTAGCAATTCCTGTATTGAAGCAATACAAATTTTATGGCGTATTTCCAACTTCTGTAAGTGCGATTGATCTTTCTTATGATTCTTCAGATACAATTGAAGAATTTACTGTAGATCTTCAAGTTCAATGGTGGGATGCTCTTGATGAAAATGGCAATAGTCAACTTGGAACATCACTTGTTGAATCACCAGATAAATAATAAAAAGTAATTAATTAATTGATGGCTAAATTATTTGGGTTCAAAATACAAGACACTGGAGTAGATAAGTCAAAAAAACTTATTTCTCCAGTTCCTTCTAATGAAGAAGATAAATCTGATTATTATGTTCAAAGTGGTTTTTATGGGCAATATGTAGATATTGAAGGTGTTTATAAGAATGAACAAGATCTTGTAAAAAGATATCGTGAGATGGCTTTACATCCAGAATGTGATAGTGCAATTGAGGATGTAATAAATGAAGCTATCGTATCAGATTTGAATGATTCACCAGTAGAGATTGAACTTTCAAATCTTCCAGCAGGAGACAAATTAAAACAAATTATTCGTGATGAATTTAAATCCATTAAAGAAATTATGGATTTTGATAGAAAAGCACACGAAATTTTTAGAAATTGGTACGTAGATGGAAAGATTTTTTATCATAAAGTAATTGACTTAAAAAATCCTTCTGCCGGAATTCAAGAAATTAGATATATTGATCCACTTAAAATTCGTTTTATTCGTAAGGCAGAACAAACTGGACCAAATGCAAATTTTCCAGTACCATTAAGTAGAAATAACGAACCAATAGATATTCATCAAGCACCAAAAATTGAAGAATATTATCTTTATGATCCAAATTCTTCTATTGGATCTAATGGTTCAATCTCTTTTCGTAATGACGCAAAAAGTGTAAAAATCACAAAAGATGCTATTACTTATGTAACATCAGGTCTTGTAGATCGCAATAAGCAAACTATTTTATCTTATCTTCATAAAGCAATTAAGGCACTCAATCAATTAAGAATGATTGAAGATAGTCTTGTGATTTATAGACTTTCTAGAGCACCAGAAAGAAGAATATTTTATATTGATGTCGGCAATCTTCCAAAAATTAAAGCAGAACAATATCTTCGTGATGTGATGAATCGTTATCGCAATAAGTTAGTTTATAATGCAGACACAGGAGAGATTAAAGATGATCGCAAATATATGGCTATGTTGGAAGATTTTTGGTTACCAAGAAGAGAGGGCGGAAGAGGAACCGAAATAACCACTTTGCCTGGTGGACAAAATCTTGGAGAACTTGCTGATATTGAATATTTTCAAAAGAAACTTTACAAATCATTAAATGTACCTTCAAGCCGAATTGATGTTGGTGGTGGTGGTTTCAATCTTGGTCGTTCATCTGAAATTTTAAGAGATGAACTTAAATTTACTAGATTTGTAGGAAGACTTAGAAAAAGATTTTCAGAAGTTTTTAATGATATGTTAAAGACACAATTGATTTTAAAAAATATAGTTACACCACAAGATTGGGAAGTTTTAAGAGAACATATTCAGTATGATTATGTTTATGATAATCATTTTTCGGATCTAAAAGATAATGAACTTCGTAATGATCAACTTGGTGTTGTTGCTGCAATGGAACCTTATATTGGTAAATACTTTTCAGCACAATATATCAGATCAAAAGTATTAAAGCAATCTGATGGAGAAATGAAAGAAATTGATGCCCAAATTGAAAAAGAAATTAAAGAAGGAATTATCCCAGACCCTAATCAACCGATTGACCCAACTACTGGAATGCCAATGCAATCTTCTCCCAACGAAATGAATTTAGGACAACCAATAATGGAACCAGATTTAGAAAAACAAGGAAAAGCAGCAGAAATTGAAATGCCGAAAGGTGGAGAGATATAAATAGTTCTTAGTTATTATACATTATAACAATATGGAAGATTTAGTAGATATGATTGTTACTGATGATTCTCCTTCACAAATTGCAGACAGAATTAAAGATATTTTGTTTGCAAAAAGTGCTGGAAGAGTAGAGGATGCAAAACCTTATGTTGCTTCTAGTCTTTTTGGTGAAGAGGATTCAGAAACATATGAAGAAGGTGATGACGAATACGAAGATGATGAGGAAGAAGTCTAATGTCTTTTAGAATTGTACAAACAGTTAATGCGGTAAATGCTGCTGCTGGAACTGCAACAACATCTAATGCAATTGCTCTTCAATCTGGATATCTTCGTGTTTCTTGTGCATCAACTGCTGCTTATATTCAGATTTCTGAAAATCCAGTAGCAACTGCAAATGATTTTATGATTGTTCCAAATAGTGCTGATGTTTTGAAACAAAGAGTTGCAAGACAAAGAATTTCAGGAATTACTACAGGAGCAACAACAGTTGTCGAATTTGGTGAAAATAACGGAAATCCATTTATAATGGGTGATTATGTAACAATCTCTGGTGGTTCTCCTGCTGGAATAAATACATCACATACACAAGTTACTGCGTCAAATGCATCATCAATTACACTAGGTTGGAATAGTATCACTGTAACTGGAATTGCAGTCACAAATGCAATTGTATCTAGAAGTGTAAAAGTTTCTGTTTTTTCTCCCGCAGCAACAACTGTAAGTATTGCAGAAGTCCAAACCGCATCACAGGCATAAAAAATGAAACTCATCACAGAAGAAGTACAAAAGGTCAAATTTATTACAGAAGGAAGAGGTGCTTCCAAAAAAATGTTTATTGAGGGAGTATTTCTCCAAGCAGATCTTCCGAATAGAAATAAAAGACTTTATGAAATGAAGACTCTCGAAAGAGAAGTCAAGCGTTATAATGAAAACTTTATTTGCAAGGGTCGTGCTCTTGGAGAACTTGGACACCCAGATGGCCCAACTGTAAATCTTGACCGAGTTTCTCATATGATTACTTCACTCATTCGTGAAGGAAATAATTTTAGAGGAAAGGCGCAACTTCTTTCTACTCCAATGGGCAAAATTGCACAATCATTAATTGGTGAGGGCGTAACGCTTGGGGTTTCTTCTCGTGGTGTTGGTTCATTGATTAAAACTAACGATGGATATTCTAGAGTTGGCGAAGATTTTATGTTGGCTACTGCTGCTGATATTGTTGCAGATCCCTCTGCTCCGGATGCTTTCATTCAAGGTATTATGGAAGGAAAGGAGTGGTGTTGGTCTGGCGGATTATTAATAGAAAAAGTAGCAGAAAAAACTTACAGAAGAATTAATACTCTTGTAGATAAGAAAATTCTTGATGAACATAAAGTTAATCTATTTCAAGAATTTCTTTCAAATATTTAAATTAATAAATAAATATAGATTTAACATAGGTAAATCGGAGAGTTCAAATGTCCCGTGGTAAAAACTTACAAGAAATGGAAACAGACACAACCCAATCTCGCACTGCTGTAAATGCAAATGCACAGGCAGCAGAACCAATGCAAAAGTTAACTCCGGGCATTACTCCTGGACAAACTGGCGATTGGGAAGATCTTGGTGGACCAACACCAGAAAATTATCGTTCTGATGATGATTCTGCAAAACTCATTACTCCAACCGGAACACTTAAGTCCGTAAAGAATGTAGTAAATAAAGGAGCAAAAGCTGCCGAAGCGATGCAGAAAATGAAAGAAGAACTTGAAGATGATGAAGATGAACTGTTAGAAGCTGCTAAAGAAGAAGACGAAGATGACGAAGATGACGAAGAAGATGACGAAGATGACGAAGAAGAGGAAGAAAATCACACCAAAAAAAGTAAAAAATCTAGAGCACCTAGAAAAGATTCAGAAGATGAAGATTCAGAGGATGAAGAAGATCCAAAAGCGGTGAAGGAAACATTCGCTCAAGTAGAAGAGCAAATTGAAGAAGACGTGAATGCTCTTCTTGAAGGTGAAGATCTTTCGGAAG